ATTTTAGTGAGGCTGGTTTATGGGGAGGCGATCCAGCTGCGCAAGCCGTGATGACACCTATGACACATGTCAGCCAATTGTTTCAACATTGGCGAGGGTCTATCACATTTCGTTTTCAAATCGTTGCGTCCAATTTTCATAAAGGACGTATTCGTGTCACTTGGGACCCGTATTCTACGGGCTTGTTTAACAACTCTGAATATAATGTTGCTTACAACCGAGTGATTGACTTGGCAGAAAATCGTGATTTTGAAATTACTGTCAATTGGGGTCAAGCAGAGGCTTGGCGCCGTATTAGAGGTATCTCAGGTTTGCAAACTACTGATGTATATCGGTCGAATTCTACCCTGGTACCAATTGCTGAATGCACAAATGGAATGTTGCAGATCAGCGTTGTGAATAAACTCACAACACCTAATGATACTATTCCTGCTGACGTAGATGTTCTATGCTACGTTCGTGCAGGTGATGATTTTGAGTTGGCTAATCCTTCGGATGGTGCCATTAATACTCTATCTTTTAATCCACCTCCTGGATCACGGAGATTGGAAGAAATTAAACCTGAGTCCGGTGAAGTAAATTGCGCCGAGGAAACAGACACAGGTATGTCGGATGAACAGGATAACTCGCCAGAAGTGTCGAGCCCTATTAATCCGGTTGGTGGTGAGATGATTTCTCCCACGGATAACACCCTTTACGTTTTTATGGGTGAGAAAGTTGCCTCACTGAGGCAGTTGATGAAGCGATATTGCTGGCATGACGCCCTACAATTTGGGCTGACAAATAGCAATTTATCGTATACTAAACAATTCATCATTAACTTTCCGGTTCAATGAGGATACTCGCCTAGTGCGAGAACATCCGTTAATGGTCAGGGATTTAATTTTACCCATATGACTTATATGAACTACATTGTCCCTTGCTACGCTGCTTGGCGTGGAGGGATCCGCCGTAAATATCAATTTATCGGCCTTAATGATCGCGCCATTTATGGCGTAGCCCGAGATTCAAATTCTATTGTTGGATCCGGACAGACCAAAATCGCAAGAGATTTGACAGGTCTCACAGATAGTGAGCTTGCCTATGATTTTGGTGTATTTGGTGAGAATGCTCGTGGAGGAGCATACACCACAGATGGTGTTGTCAACCCCAATATTGAGTGCGAGTTCCCGTTCTATTCGGAATATCGTTTCGCGCATACTCATATTGACAATAGCGTAGCTACTTTGACACGCTACCCTGAAGGCCAGCATCATGCTGTGGAAGCCTTACAACAGGGATTGTCTGGAGTTCAATCCAGCTTATGCAGAACATCTGTCGCCATTGGCGAAGATTTCAGCTGTTTTTGGTACTTAAATGTACCTGTCGTTTATTCATACGACGCCCCGCCAATTTAGGCGAAGCAAAATGATTAAAATACCTTAGGGCGGCCCTAAGGTGTCCAGTACTAATGGACGGTGTTTCGACACCTCGACGTATCTTTCGAGATGAC